CCGGAACTCCATGCGCTTGTCACCGCTCACCCAGCTTGCCGGGTTGTTTTCCGTGTTGCTTCGCCCGAAGGCGTCAAACGTACACACGGCATCCGGTGCCAGCGTGGCTTCAATGTCCGGGTGCGATGTGGTGTTCACCTGCACCTCAAGCACGGCATCACCGCACGACACACGGTAATCCAGCGGTTCCACGTTCACGTTCGTCCGCCCGTAGCTGCCGGTCTCACCGCGCTGCAGCAGGTCTTCCTTCACCACACTGCCCTGGCCCGTCACTTTCACACGGGCCGTGTACGCATCCCGGTCATAGCCGGCATAGGTGAAGTTCCACGCTGTGAACTGCTCGGCCTCCAGTACGGGGTGCTTCCAATCACGCTGGAACCCCGCTGCCCGGTGGTTGAACATCATGCCGGCATAGGCCGTTACACCTTCCCCGGCTTTCAGCAGGGTCAGGTAGTGTATCTCGCTCACCACGCCGGAGTTCTCGTGCAGCGCATAGGCTTCCACCACGTTCATGCCCTCCCGCATTTCACTCAGCGCAACGGTGACGTTCTTCTGCTGGATACCGGAACCGGCTGACAGGCCAAGCGTATAGGGCTGCCCGCCGTTGATACGGTAGTAGATGTTCTTCTCGCCACTCGTTCCCTTAGCTGTAAATGGGATGTTCACATCGTTCCGGTATCCCCCGTCAGCCAGTCCGTTCCCAACCGAATAAGTGGTACTTAGTTCCATAGCCACCATCGTCACCCTGGCAGTAGCGGTTTTCATCAGCGTACCGCCATCATAACCGGCCTGCGCCTCCACCTGCACGGTGTAGGTCGTGGCATCCTTCAGGTAAGGCGACGCGTCAAAAGTATAGCTCTGACCGGCCGTAACGCCGACAAACTCCGCATCCTGGAATTCCGAGAGGACCGTGGAGCCACGTTTTACGACCACCTTGGCCTTCAGGTCGCTGTAGCCACTCACCTCGCCGCCACCGGCCGTGCCCACGCCAACGGCATATCTCACCACGAAACCGGTACCCAACGACAAATACTGGGAAGCGGGCAAGGAGGACCCCGAAGCATCGGTCAGGTCTATATTCACCACCACCTTGTCATCGTCGCTATACTTGGAAAAGCGTACCTCCCTGTCGCTTTCCCCGCCTTCGCCATCCTTCTGCGTGACTGTCATCACATACTGAGTGCCGTCCTCGCTGTCCGTCACGTCGATATTCGTCACGGTGCCCACCAGCGAGGCGAACACCGCGCCACTCGTGGGGGCTTTCGTTTCACCGGCGGCCAGCTCCTCCGTAGGGGTGGCCTTGTCATCAATACTTTTGATATAGTTCTCCACCAACCGGCCGCTCACCGGAAGATTACCCGTGGATTCGTCACCGGACCAATCGGTCTTCTGCATATCCAGACCGTCCTCGTCATACACTTTTTTCGCCATATCGTTATTCTTTAAAAGTTATTTCATCGTTTCCAGCCATCCGTTCGGCTCCAGGGTTTGTCACCGCGCCAAAAGCCCGCGCCGAAACAGCTCCGGATGGCTTGCCAAACCAGCCTGGTCCCTATATAGACCGCCGCCACCACCCGTTCGCCTACACGGATGGCCGTCACCTCTTTGTTTCCAACACTTATCATACCTATTCCTCCTCGTAAATCAGGTAAATGGTCTTGCCGTCCTTTTCCGGGAGACTTTCAAACTCCTCCTCACTCATCTCCTTATGTTTGTAGCCTTGGGCTATCGCATCCTCGGCCTTCTTCGCGGCCGCCTCCGCCTTGGCCGCCGATTCACCCGCTGTCTGAATGGCCTTCTCTGTCTCCCGGGTGGCCGCTTCCATTTCCGGGGCCAGTTCCTCTACCCTTTCGGCAGCCGCGATGGCCCTTGCCGCCGCGTCATCGGCCGGCTTGCTCAGTAAGGTGATCGGGACGTTCACCAGCTTGTCACCTTTCTGTCCCGGCAGGGATTTGACCCCGCTCAACGAACCCACGGTTTCCAAAGACTCTACACTCTTCGATTCCGCCTTGACCGCCTCCAGGACCTGGGCGATATCCGATTCTGTCAGTGCCATATCAAACCCCTCCCTCTATAAGTTCATAAACCTGACCGTAACCGCCGGCAGTCAGGCACTCCCCGCACACCTCCTTGATGAGCGTGCCCTCCTCGGTGGTTATTTCCAGAATTCCGCCGCCTTGGATAATACGCTGACACAGGACGTAAGCCCTGAACTTATCGTCACGTCCCACGGGATTGTCCTTGCCGTAATTGAACAGGGCCTCCGCCACGGCGGTGGCGATGTTGTCACCGCCGAGCTCGTTTCCGTCGAATCCCCTGAATTTTCTATTTAAGTCCACTTTCATATTTTTTTGTTTTAAATGATTATTCTCCTGTATAGCCGACAATGATACCACCCCTCACGATAAGGCGTATCTTGTCAAGGTCGGGATTCTGAGCAGCTCCATCACCCCAGTCCACGCCCTCATTATACTCGTATGTCCCATTTGAGTTTCGTTTCACTACGTATCTGAACTTTTTTGACGCGCAAGCATCACTCACCAGTCCCGTATTGGTATCTCTTACATCCACTCCACCTACGAAGAAAGCGGCATAAGTCATGCCGGATGCCGGGTAAATCAAAGATCCTGTCGATGCGTATATGGCAGCCCCACCCATATTGGAGCCTACTGCTTTAATACCAAACCGTCCTTGCGTAGCCGCATTAAACGCCACATCCACGATGCCGTCAGTATCAGTTTGTGAGACTCCCAGTTTCAAGCTCCGGGAATCGTCCCCGAAATAATCGCGGCTTTTCCAATACAAACGGCCGGAATCGATGGTAAAGCCGCCTATCTTGCCTTTATCGGCCTTGACAGTACCGCTGATGTTGGCGTTCCGGGTTTCGATGCTCCCGTCCGTGAGGACCTTGAAATAGCTGTTAGCCGTAACAAGCCCCTCCAGTTTGATTTGGTCGGCTTTAATGGTGACACCGGAAACAAGATCGCCGAACTCATCCTTGGTGACATAGACGTTCAGTTCCGCCTTCTTCACGAGCCCGTTGCTTGTAACCCCCTCGGCGAACAACTTGGAGAAATTGGCGGTGGTCACCAACCCCGATTTATTCCGAAGTTCCCCGTTCTCATCAAAATACACGGAAATCAGTCTGTTGTATTTGGCCGTCGTGATGATGGATGACGCCTCCAGCACATTGCCGTCCTTGTCAAAATTCGCGGCGGCGATCCTGAGCATCTTGTCCGACTGTTCAAAGAAGGTTGCATACTTATATGCCAGGGCATCCGTGCGATCGGTTGAGAATACCAATAAGGAAACTTGGATGACACCCGTGAACGACAGCTTGAAGTCGCCGGTCCCGTTCCAAAGCCCGGAATGGTTAAACACCTTTTCCCCGCCGACCGGCAAATCACCGTCATAAGCGAACATGTTGAAGTTCTCGAACCCTGTCTTATCCCCGTTCACAAACTCGACACGAAGATGACCGGCCTCGACCACCTTGTAATGGAAGGACAGATATACGTAGCCCGGGATAAAAAGCCCCTCCCCGTTCACCTCCCTGAAATCGGGGATCGTGCGGAAATCCCCGTTCTTCTGCATGATGTAACTGTTGGTTATACGGACATAGGGGACCTTACCGGTCTTTACGACCTCCACATTGCCGTTCTCGCTCGATGCTAACAGTTTGTTACCGGCAAGAATCCACTTGCCACCGAAAGTCAGGAACGCGGCCTTATATCCGCTTATCCATTTGCTCATCCCTTCGGTAAACGTGGTGTTATCGAAAAAGCTCTGCTCTCCCCTCACCTCGTCACGCAGACCCTCCACGGCTGATTGTATCTTACCCTCCGTAATTTCAAATTTCGTCAGGATATCCTCGCCGGTCATGAGGACGAACGTACCTTTCAGATATACATTGTCGCCATAGAGACCGTTCCCGTGCGGCTGGTTATTCGCCGGGAAAGCGCTGTCCTTGATACCGTCAAGATTACCCACCCGGCAGCGCAAACAGCCGTTGAAGTTTTTCGCATTCACGCCATCCAGTATGTCAACACGTGGCTGCCCGTCCTCGGTGGCCGATATGCTGATCAGGTTCTGCCGGAGCGGGTTTTCCGTGTTACCCATCAACACGCACTCATCACCCGCCTTCGGTTCCATCCCGCCAAACTCCCTCTGGGGTACCGTTATCCCTTCCGTGTCGCCTTCCGACACTTCCACCCAGTAACCCCGAATCTCCGCCCCCGTAAAAACGGCACAGCGCATCAGGTCATGCGCCACGAACGTGTTCTCCTGCTCAAAGATGATGCGGTAATTGTTGCCCTCCCTGGTTACGGTCTTGATCTTGCCGTTGGCGGCGGAAACAACCAGCTGACCTCTTACACTGCGAACCGTTTCTATGAGCAGTTCCAGGGCTACCAACGTCTGCCGGATGGTCGCCTTGTCTATTGTTAGGTTACTGAGTCCCGTTATTTTATCTATCCATAGCTGCCAGCCCTCGCCGAACATGCCGTCTACGAAACGGGTACTGCGGAGCAATTCCCGGATAACAGCCGTCAGAAACTCGGCATTACCTTCGCCATCAACATTACCTCCGGATTCACCGGCCTTGTAATCCCCAAAACAAGCCCCTTTCAGAAAACCGATCACCTCGGCCGCGGTATCCCGACGGTGTTTGCTCAGGAATTCCCTTTGACTTCTTTTTGCCGAGTAAAGATTGTTGTCGGTCGGCAGCGTATTATCGAAGCTCCGGATAATATCGGGAAGGGCCGCGCTACCGACCTTATCCTTCGTATAACTTTTCAGTTCCACGATGCTGTCGTTTACCCTGTCAAACTTGGACACCTGCAGGGCGTCGCTGATCTCCAGGTCCATCTCCCCGGGAAGGTTTACCTTACGGGTGATCTTCGTAATGCGGCTCCTGCGGTAGCCGTCCTTGGGGAAATACTCGGCACTCTCCAAGCGCACACGCCGGCCGACAAACAAATCGACTCCCTGCTCCTCGATCCATACGTGATCGGTCGGAGCCTTGTAAGAGGCGATGTCCAGCCAATATTCCTTATTATAGTCATCGACGGCTTTCCGGAATTCCTCCTCTGCCAGAGGGTAATATTCATCTGGCATCCGGACGTTCCAAAGGATATAGGTATCCCCTGCCTTCGGAACGAGCTTGCCGCCTGGAAGCTGCGTGTCGTCGCCATAAGGCCAGATCGTGATGATCTCGAACTCACGGGTGGCGCTGTCGAAGTTCACCTCGAAATAATGGTCGTCCCCCTCCCCCAGCCCGGAAAGGTCGCCGCTCTGGAAGGAGACGCGTTTCGTCTCACCGGCCAGCTCGTAATCGTTAGGATCGAAATCCAGCCCTCCGTCCTTGAAGTAATAGACGGTAAAGGTCTTCCCTTCCTCGTCCTTTACCTCCTCACTGCGCACACTGCTTACCGTGCCCACTCGCCGGGGATAGATACCGCTGAAGGCGGCCTGCTCGTAATGGTCATAGATACCGTACTCGTCCACGCCCACCTCCACGTACTTCTTTTTTCCGGGGAGCATCAGACGGGGGCTGCCGTATTTCTCCGCGTCGATGTTCCGGCTGCTCCCGATCGGGAAAAGGCGCGTATAGAACTTCTCCGTATTGCTCGTATCCCGCTCCAGGGAGATCAGCCCCTTGCCGTATCCCAACGTGATCTCCTCGCCGTGCTCGCAACGGCACACGTTCACCGTCTGCCCCTCGACCCACCATTCGGCCTTGCCTCCCATCTTGCCGGCGATCTCCTTCAGAGCCTGGTCGCAGTACATGCCCTCATAGTCGATCACAATAAGATCGGTACCGTCCACCTGCCCCACCTTCCAGTCGGTAATGTTACCCATGCCGTCATTGATGGCCTTCACCACCATCGCCACATGGTCACGGGGCGTGGCGGTCAGCGTGAACAGGGGGTTGGTGTCACCGTCGGTGGTCTCCAGCACCAGGAACCGCTTGATCAGGCTCTCCACGCCGTACAGCTTCAGGTCATAGTCCCACTCGCCCTCGTTCACCTGCTTCGGCGTGTAGCGTTCCGTCAGCCAGTACCGTTCGCCCAGATAGTCCGTGTAGTCATTCACGTCCAGGGGCAGGAAGTCATAGTAGCTGAACGACAGGGAAAGCACATTGTCTCCCTGAACCTCCTTGCTTTGCGTCGAGCTGTCGTTCACGGCCACGTCCGCACGCTTGGTCCCGGCTTTGTCATATATCGTTAGAAGCATATTCTAATAGCGTTTGAATGGTTATATAATCGGTTTCGGTTCCCGGAACTTTACCCGGAACTTCCCG